GTTATTTTGTTTCCCTAACTCTCGTATGAGTTCAGAATGAATCTGTTTACGTCGACTGTATTCTTTAGAACTAACGATATAATCTCGTTCGTGTTTCGAACTTTGATAATTCATCATCCTCCACAATGCGTAATGTAATTTACTATTGTTAGGATAAATTTCGCAAAGAAGTTTATGTGCAACATAATGTTCCCGCGCGGTAAGTAACACTAAATTAATTTTATCATTCGTACCACCTAAGCATCGAGGAATGATATGGTGCCGTTCAAAATATACTCCACTACCCTTTTGTCGATTCTCAGATTGAGCTCGTTCAATTAGTTGATTGTATATTTTTTTGTAATTCATTTTATATAAATATAACTAACTTTTATTTTATCCTAGGATAACCACCGGTTTTTCTAATTTTTTGACATTTGTAAATGCTGTCTTTAATACTGGATCTAACGCTGTCTCTGAGGTTAATATCATCATATAATCACAATGTTGTGCAATTAGTTTCATTCGATGATGTAATTGACTGAAATGATATGCTTTACCATAATATGATTCTGGCATTGCTGAATATAAATTGTATCCTGAAAATGATGGATTAAATTCTTTATATTCAATTGCAAATTCTATTGCATACTTTTTAACCATATAGTTAGCCCCTTCGCTACCGCCAGCACCGATAATAACCAAATCATCTCCAAATTTCTTTTTTAGTTCTTGCAATGTTTGTTGGACTTTTCTTTTATTCTGCCAACCTGTACTTCCTATAACTGCTACTTTTGTCATAATACCTTTTCATATAAAAATTTGACACCTTTTGGCATATGCCCATAAACCAATCTCAACATAGATTCTAATAAAGTTCTATTTTCTTTGCAATTAGGATTATCAATATTGGTACATAATGTATATTCATGATCAGCCCTAGTACTGTCTCGACCAGTTAACTCAAATCTATATACATATACATGTTTGTGACTGTATCTTTTCATACCATAATATAATGAATATTATTCGCGAATCCTATTTTCTTTAGGACAATTTACATAATCTTCTTTGAACGGACAATACTTACAATTCTTAGCACCTTTACCTGCTAATGCCATGTAATTTCTGTCAGCATTCTTGTTGCCTTCTAAATCAAAACAATCTTCAACAAATTTGTCAATTGACTTTTGTACTTTCTTTTGTGTAACCGTTCCTGATGCTGGAATAACTTGTTGAATACGCTTTTGAGGAAACATTGACTCTTCAATCAATTTTCGTTTCACAATAAAGAATTCAACATTGATCTTTTCTTTAGGTGTACCAAATTGTGCTGAGAAATAATTTTTGTATGCAATTAGCTGAGCCATTTTTATAGAATCTGCTTTTTGATATTTATTCCAACCCTGTCTACTAGTTTTAATATCAATAATCAATATTTCATTAGTCTTTGTGTTTCTCAAAACAACATCAATAAAACCGTACCAAAATACTGACGGATTTGCTGGAGATGCTTGAGTACATAATTCCATTTCAATTGCAACTAATTCCCAATCTTTAGTTGAAAAGTATGTTGAACGACGATTTTTAAACCATTGTAATATTGCAGCACCATCTTCTAGGTATTCTGCTAACTGTAATGGATTTGAATAATGCACGCCTCCTAGTTCGGTTACTGTTCGAGCATATTCTTGCTTAAGATTAGTTGTTAGCAATTCTCGCAAATCAATTGCATCTGCATTCTTAATTGAATCTGTATACATTACAGTTAAATATGTTTGCAGGGTTTCGTGGAACGCTGTTCCGAAACATGTATCTATGCTAGATTGAAATGGAGCTAATCCATCAATATATGCTAACTTCCATTGTTGTGGACATTTCTCATACATTGACCATTGTGAGTATGATATCTTTCTAGGTACCGTCGTTGCATCTCGCAATGCTAACTTATATATCGGTGCAATATAGTTTCCTTGTTTCATATTATAATATAATGAAAAAATCATTAAAAACCAAATGAACAGTAAAAAAGCCGCAACATTTCTGCTACGGCTTTTGACTTATATGATAGGGTTATTTTTTTCCACCTACATTTAGAAACATGCTAGCTCCTCCTGCAATTGTGGTAGGTAACTTACCGTCCCAAGCTTGTGCTTTCAAATACTCAATATACATTGGAGTGATTTGGTTTTGCTTAATCTTGATTGACATTGCAGCTGCTGATGCATTAATAATTAACTCTGCACTATCTGCTCTTGCTACAGCAACCTTACGCTTACCTTCTGCAATTGCTGTCAATGCTTGTTGCTCAGATGCTTCTGCTTGTTGAATTGCTTTTGTTTTAGCAATAATTGCATCTTGTAATGCTTCTGGCGGTGTGATATTTGTTCTTAATTGTGATACATTGAACCATTTTGTTAAACGCTTATTACATTCGGTTACAATTGAAGCTTCAAACGATTGTCTATGCTCAAAGATGCTATCAATTTCCCATGTATTTGCTACATCATTAACTGCGCCAATAATAGCATTTTTTAACCAACCTTGTTCTACTTCTTTTATATCTAATCTTAGATTGACAAACATATCACCAATTGATTGCTCCTTCAAAGAATAGTTAAATGTTGGTTTAATAGTTGCTGGGAATCCACCTTTAGTAATTACTTGTTGGTCATCATATTCAATATGTTGTTGATATAATGGAAACTCTTTTAATTGTTCTGTCCATGCGTTATAAACTACCCAACCTGTCTTGTATTGGTAATTTGTTACTCCACGCTGTGATCCAACTAAACTAATTTTTAAC